ACAAAAACAAAAAATTATCGTCTATGGAAGGCATAGTAATGACGATACCATTTATAAAAAATATGAGCAATTAAAAAAGTTAAATGCAGATGTATCGCTTTATACGGGAGGGCTATTTGAATGGCTTTTATTACAAGATATTTATGGAAAAGAAAAGTTTCAAACAACGTCCAGAGCTTTGGATTTATTAAAATATAAACCACCTACTGTATTAAATACAAAATATCTTACCTATTCATGGCAGGAGGACTCTTAAATCTAGTTTCTGGCGGAAGCCAAAATGCGATTATGTATGGTAATCCTCAAAAAACCTATTGGGTAAGCAGTTATAAACAAATTACAAACTTTGGTCTTCAAAACTTTCGGGTCGATTATGAAGGATTAAGAGATTTACAATTGACCACTGATTCAACCTTTAGCTTTAAAATAAAGCGTTATGCTGAGCTTCTTACCTATACCTATTTGGTTATTCAATTGCCTGATATTTATAGTCCTGTCTATGAATATATAGATTACACGGTATCGCCTAACGTCACTTATAAATATCCATACGAGTTCAAGTGGATTAAAAACATTGGTGCCATGATGGTACGAAGCATCAAATTTACAGTAGGCGGTGCCTTGATACAGCAAATTAGTGGGTACGACATGGTTGCTTTAGCCAATCGTGATTTAACTTCTACCGAAAAACAAAAATGGGATGAAATGATTGGAAACGTACCTGAATTATATGATCCAGCGTCGGTTCATGGGTTTTATCCAAATGCGCAATATTACGTAGATGGGTCCGAGCCTTCTATTCGTGGAAGAGAATTAAGGATTCCACTCCCTATTTGGTGGTCCTTAAACTCTCAACAGGCCTTTCCATTAGTTTGCTTACAATACAATGAGCTCCAAGTAGAAGTAACTCTTCGGTCGATTCGAGAATTGTTTCAAATCAATAATGTTACAGGGGATGTCAATCTGGATGGAGGTGTCGGATTGAATACAAGTGTGATTGCGCCAAACATGGTTTTGCCTGAACATCAGATTTATTTATTTTTACAATCACCACCTAGTGCTGGCACATTTGCTCAAACTAGCACCCAATATTTAAAAACCTATTCATGGAAGACCAACATTCATTTGTCCTGTACGTATTGTTTTTTATCGGAAGAAGAAGCCTATGTGTTTGCATCCAAGGAGCAAAATTATTTAGTACGCGAGCTGTATGATACATGGTTTTCTAATATTTCTGTGACAGATAAAGTATGGTTACAAAACTCCACTGATTTAGTGTTGCAATGGATGATGTTATTTCAGCGAAATGATGTATTTCAACGTAATGAATGGAGCAATTTTACCAATTGGCCATTCGACTATTTACCAAACGATATTGTAGCACCTTCTACTAGTAAAGATTCAAACAACAATCCGTTGTATTATATGCCAGCATTCAGTGTTGAAAATATAAAAGATATTCCTCTTTCGATTGGGATTACGTTTGATGGAACGACCCGAGAAGAAGAGCGGCCCTCCTCTATTTATTATGAGCAACAATATTTAAGGAGCAAGGGCGGCGGTTTTACCAGTTTGCCTGGGATGTATGCCTATAACTTTTGCTTACAAACAGACCCCTTTTCTTTACAACCGTCTGGTGCTATCAATTTATCCAGATATTCTAAAATAGAACTGTTATTGAAAACAATCACGCCTACTTTAAATCCTAACTTTCAGGGTAATATTATATGTGATAGTACGAATGGTTTAGCGATTGGTAATTTTAAAACAAATCTTTATAACTATACGTATCAATTATTGGTCATTGAAGAACGATATAATATCTTAAGCTTTGTGGGAGGCAATGTTGGATTGATGAATGCACGATAATTTTAATTCATTTAGAAGAACTTTATCTGGGTTCACTATTTCTTATAAGCATCAAAATAGTCTCTTGTAGCACATCGTTTATGATGAATCTTCGTATAATCTACATAGGACTCATAGGTATCCTCTAACGACATATCGATATCCATATTCTTATCCCATAACGCACATTTATAGTTTAAAATCTGTTCGCCCTCAATGCCATCCAAGGCCAAAACTTCTTTGATGTCTTCGAGCCGTACCTGATTTCCTTGACTCTGAAAAAGTTCCATAATTTCTTGTACATCGTACCAGTAGTCTTCATCCTGAATCATATATTTATCCCAAAACTGTTTAAACTTTAGATGAGACGTGTTCATGGTACTGGATAAATGCGGACACATATCTCCTTCACATACCTTCATTTGCTGAAGCATGGCTTTAAAGTTTTGTTGAGAAATCACATACGGCAAAGAATGCTTTTTCAGAAAGGTTTTCCATAAGAAATAAATATCTTTGTAAGAAATAGACGTAGTATCTGGTTTTGTATAAGACGATAAAAACAAATGAATCAATTGCTCTGAGGAATTCTCTTTTAGAATCAATACACCAGGGAGCTTTGTAGTAGCTAAATACCCTTCTGCGCTTCCATGCTGGGAAGAATAGGTACAAGCAGCTACAATCAACGAAAATGGTTCAATGGATGTTTCTTTATAGATACCAGGCACGATTCTACACACGTCGTAGCCATGATCGTGATATTTATGTTTAAACAAATCTAAGGGTCGGTGTAAAAACATACAAAAAGCTTGATGAATTAGCTTTAACAATGGCTTGAAAGAGGGGTCTAAAAAATAAACCAGATTCTCCCTTTTAGATAAAATAAAATCTCCCAGAATGGTTAAAAAATATGTAGAGTGGTCTTTGGAAAATGGCATAGTACTTCTTACCCTTTTGGCTACAAATACATTTGTACATTGAATCAATAAAGATTCTTTTATTTTTTTCAATAAACTAGATACCAATTTGGTTTTGGAAGAAATCAGCGTTTTATCTAAGGAAGAGCAAATAAGCTGAACAATAGAATCCTCTGATACGCGATGGTAGTGGTCTGTATATTCAATATAGATTTCTGTTTGAGGTATATAAAATAAGGAATATTTACTTAAAAAACCGTGTTTGAACTCTTCACATTTCGCGGCATGTTCTTTCCGCTTTTGTTGTTTTCTGTAGTATTCATCTTCCACCGTTTGCATCAACCTTGGAAGATGAAGAATATATTCCTCTAGTTTTTGTTTCATGTAAGGATGGTCCTTGTATTTTTCACGTAATTCTTCCATAAATAGATAACTTGTCAATGGTTTAAATCATTTTAAGCAAGACGTTTGCTAGGAATATCAGAAGACACACAGTAAAGAGAGTTCTCTGTCATGACAATATAACAATTATCTACCTTGAAAATCTTACCAATAGGACTGGTATATTCCTCTTCGTTCTTTACCAACAACTTCTCGCCTCCCTCGCGAACACCAATGACTACCTCCTTCGAGCAAGACTTTTTCCAATAATCAAGCATAATAGGCTTGTCGTGCTCTAACGACAACTTGAATAGATGTTTCATAGCTAAGTCACAGGGGTCACTCATAGATAATACCTTGTTTAAATGCTTTAAATGGTTTGTAGAATATATTTTCGAATCTTTCTTACGGGTGATTCCTTTTTACTATGAATACAATTCAAATCGACTACTTGTTTGTATTCGGAAAATAAGATGTCTACTAAATATCGATAAATTAAATGAATAATAGCGTGGGAGCATTTTCCAACAATTAAGATACTTCCAGTTCGAAATATCATAAACGACACGGCTATAGAGGTAGGGTTGGTTTTTATACCATCTTCATAATAAATTTTACATTGAATCCCTGGATACGAACAAGGATCATAGACTGCTGAAATACTATATTTTTCGATCAACAACTGATATAATGCCGCACGATTGATAAAATAACCACAATTAAAGTTTGAATTAATAAGAACAGTTTCCTCGCTGCTTTTATTATAATGAATCGTTGGATAATAAGGTCTTAGAATACCAATCAATACATCAATGATGCCAACAATATCTTCTGTTTTTTTAATCCCCGGAATCTCAATCTTTCCCGTGTTGAATATTTTTACATGATATTCTTTGAACGTACCCGTATAGACCCGTAAAATCAAAACGAAACAATTATAAAAGGCTCCTTTTTGTTTGACACGATACGATAAGATATCTTTTTTAGATATGCCAATCGTTACTTTACGAATATCTTTATATTTGATCATACCCTTGGTATTATCAATATGTTGAAGAATCGTACTGTATCCATAATCATAGGAGGCAACTTCTTGGTCTATCCATTCGACCTCTTCCGGTGTTGTACTATTAAACTTCATTTGTTTTTTAATGACACCTACTTTCGGTTGATGATACTCGAGAATAGGTATTTTCCAAAAGGTCTTTTTTAAATCAATCGGTTGATTCAAAAACGATATCACCGTATTGGTAGAAATATAAATCTCGGTAGAAGGAGGAGTTACCCCATACTCTACCGTTTTTGCTACGGTAGAATATTCGGAATCCTTTAAGAAGGAATCCCATTCTTCATCAAGATCCATTTATATGGACAACATGGGGCTTTTTAAATCAATTTCATAAACAATAAATAGGAAACCATCGTCTCTAAAGAGACAAAATCATAGTAAATGACTTTTTTTTTATATAAAAACTCTTTTAAGATGTGTTTTGGATCCATATTATTTTTGATATTCATGGCTTGTAGATGAGTAAGGATTTCTTCTTTGGTACCA